TACGTCTACAATATCCCCGATCACGTTTTTTCCCTTAATTCGAACGCGATCGTATTCCGCAAACATTTTTATTCCTCCTCCTCTATGCGCCTGTCCCTGTAAGCCGTTATCAGCCTCGGTTCGGTTTCACCATTATCTATCTGCCACGCCGTGGTAAACATTCGCTTCTTCGTAACGCCCAAACTCATCGAAATGCTGAACTGCTCGTCCCCTCTTGGGCCTTTCCGCGCATCGCGCTTCTTTGCCGGGTCAAACTCGTTTTCGATGTCTTTGAATAACCTGCTCGAATCGTTCTCCGTGTACCCCACATCGAAGAATTCTTTCGAATGCTTTTTCTCCGGGTTCAGGCAGTAACGGGCCAGCTTAGCCGCTACGACTGCAAACCCCTTTTGGCTGTGGTAGACCTCCGGCTGCTTTATTATAGCATCTTTTTCAGGCGGTTTGTGCCCAAGTTCTTCTGCCGTGCGGCGAACGCCCCATTTTTGTCCTTTCACTCCATGGTGCCAGATCGATCCGCGATAAGCGCTTGCATATAAACTCAATCAAACGCCTCCCTGTTAATCTTGTAAGCGATGTAGGCGTCCATCATGGCCGCAACCGCGTCAATCTTCTGCTCGTAGCGTTTTTTCACCAGCTTGCGGTTTCCGTTGGTATCCTCAATGGCAATGCAGTTGCCCATGGCGTAGCTCATAAGCCCCTCGTCAAACACAAGCATCCGCTCTTCCGACAGCTTTTTCAATTCCCCAAGCGGAACCGATTCCGTCTTCGCGCCCTGTATCACTTTTTCAATGCCGAACGGCCCGTTTTCCGATTCCCATCGTGCAATGAATTCTTTCGCGTTGTACGGGTCATAGCCTAAGCACCGCACGTCATACTCCATTTCGGAAATATGCTGGTCCAGATCCTCGTATACCGCCATTGTGTCAAGGATGGTGCCGTCCATAATCACCAGGCTTCCCTCGCGCATGAACTCTTCGTATTTGTTGTGCATGGCCGCGGGAAGCCGGTCCAGCGTCAATTGCGAAATATAGTTTCGCGTCTTCACACCGAAGCTTCCGTCTCCCATGGGAAACAGAAAGGTGAACGCGCAGAAATCGTTTCCCTGCGATAGATCCGCTCCCAGCGCACAGGGCATCTGCCAATAGCTGTGCTTCGGGTGCTTCTGTATTTCCTCATAGGTGAAGTAATACGAAAGCCCCTCTCTGGGAATGCCGAATCGTTTCGCCAGAATCTCGTTTTTATCCGCAGGCGATTTTTCAATTTTGTCTGCGTCTCGCTGATACGTGTCATAGGAAACGGTCTTTCCGAGATTCGGGTTCGCCTTCAGCCACATTTCGGGCTTCTTCACCTCGTCGATGGAATCAAGCCTGTAATACCAGATGCTTACCCATGGCTGAATCAGCTCGCCGCGCAATATCTTCATCAGCTCCATTTTCATGGTGTCGCCGATGGCATTTCGGATTGTCCCTTCGGAGCTGATTGCCACAATCAGGTAATCGTCAATTTTGGATGATCCCTGCTCTATGGCGTTTACCACGTTATCCCGTACATCGCAGGATAGCCATTCGTCAATGGTGGCCAGCTTGGTTCGAAGGGACTGCAGCTTATCAATGCTCATGGGCACGGTTTCAATGTAGCTGTCGGTACAGAAGTTTTGTATGCCCTTTTTGGTACTGGCCAGCTTTACGCGGTTGGCCTTGCTGCCGGTGGTGTTCTGCAGGCTTCCTTCTGTCAGAAACTTGAACAGCGGCCCCCGCGCCCGCGCGATAGCCGTCCGAATGGGGGAGAGGGTTTCCTCCGCCTGCCGCATCGTATAGGCAGTTGCAATCTGGTGCGTCGTGCTGGTGTCCATTGTCAGAAAGTAGCTTTGCAGAAAACTGGCGTACATCGTTTTCGCCGCGCCTCTGGCTACAATCAAAAACTGCTTGTTCGTCAGCCGATTCTTCACATTCCGGCGGACGTAGCGGATCGTGCCATTCTTCCGCGGTTTTGGGATTACGCGTTCTTCGTAATAATACCAGCCGAAAATCTGCTCTGCCCAAAGCTTGAAACTGTCCAGCAGCTTTACATCCGAACCGTCCGTCAGCGTCAGCTCATTTTCACAATAAGCAATAAAGCCGTTAATCGCTTTGTTGTCGTACCATATGCCGGGGTTCTCAATCAGTGCGTCAATTCGGTGCATCTCCATCTCGATTTCCGCATTGATGGGAATTTCTCCCCGCATCACAGCCGCTCGAAACCGGCCGTAGTATTCGGGCACAGCAGTGTTGGACAGCATTACGATTCCCCGTCTTTCTTATCTTCCGCGTCTTTTCTGGCCGATGCAATCACCTTTGCGTTTGAGTACCATTTGGACATTTTTTGAACCGTATCCAGATCCATCTTGTCTACGTCAACATCTTTCCAGTCCCGAGGGTCAAATTTGGGGGAGTCCTTTTTTTGGCTTTCTTTGATTTTGTCAATCACCATGTCCACGCCAAGCCCCAATGCTCGACGCCCCAGGTTCTCGGCGGCTTCCGAAAGCAGCTTTTTTACCGTTCCCGTGCCGCGCTGCTTCTGGCGGGCCACAAGGTTTTCGTATTGCTCCTCCATATTCATCCGGGTAATCCGCTTTTGCAGCTCTTCATCGCTCATCGCAGAAGTCTGCCTCTTGGATTTGCCTGGCGTTTTGGTTTTTTCCTTTTTGGCTTGCGCTTTTTCGGCGTTCGCTTTTCGATCCCGTTTCCCCTTGGGCGCGTGGCCCAGTTCTTCCGGCGTCCGGCGGACTCCCCACTTCATGCCAAGAATCCCATGGTGCTCCAGGCTCGCTTCCATATCTGTTCCTCCCTTCTTGTTCATAGAATAAAAAAAGACCTCGCATCTTTCAGCGAGGTCAACGTATTATCTGCGTTTCAGTAAATCAATGAAGATGAAAAATATGCCAAACCAGAACAGGTATCGTTTGTCCGGAAGCACTCCTCCAAGAATCGCCAAAATTCCTCCGACAAACAGCCCCCTTCTGGACAGCAGGGTCTTAAGCGCCTGTTCCCAAAACTCTGTTCGGTCTTGCTTCTTCTTGTACTCCTGCTCAAGGGATTTCATCTTTTCCAGCATTTCATGACGGCTAAGCTCCACGTCCTTATGGGCTTGGCTTTTAATCTGCTGAATCCGAACGCCCCGGTTGGCAAGGAGCAGTCGCCTGGCGCCGCACACCGGGCATTCGGCAACGGTCTGATCCTGCGGGTCAATGCGCATGGCATGACCGCAGCCTTGGCATACCAATGAATCCGAAGAATCCTTCCCCTCTGCGCAAGACACTTTCGCTCCGCACTCGGAACAGAACTTTGCTTTCGGGCCTAGCTGTGATCCGCAATTTTCACAAAAGCGCTCTTCCATTGCCTGCTCATACTCCTAACTCCGAACCGAAAACGGATGTTTCCCGGCTTCCTTCGCATCATGACATTGTATACGAACGCCGGAAAGAAATGTTCCATTCAAAAAAACGGCATTCCTTCCACGGGCATACATGTCAGTATACTATACGGAACAGAGCTAGGTTGTTAAATTTCCATTACAAATTATCATGGTATTCCGCTTTTATCTGCCGCTTCATTCAATCGCCATTCCAATTCGTTTGCCGTTCTTGTCATGCTGTCGATAACAGCCGACGATGCAGGCGGGTCGAACACCAGACGCACCTTAATGTACACGTAGGTCTGAACCGCGTCCAGGTTCGACGTACCCTCCCCAAGAAAGTCCTTCCACGTAGCCGACTTGTCCCGGATGGAAAAACCTTCTTTCGGTCCGACGCCAAGCTGACACAGCACGGAAAGATAGGTGTTGATGTGCATCTGAATGTCTTGGTCAAAGTTCTCATCGCTTTCGGCAATGCCAATCGATTTCTTGATGGATGTGAGAATGCTGCTCATCCCTGGCCCTCCCTGCGCCTGTACTCTGCAAGCGCTTTCGCGAATTCCTCCGTGTCGGCATAGCCGCAGGAATGAAATTCGGGACAGAAGCCCCGGTAAATGCACTCGGGCACCATCACGGAACCAAGCACGGGGTCGGCCTCCGTCACCTTTGCTTTCACTTCCTGCCACGCGGCGCGGGTCTCGGGCGACGCCTGCCGGCACAATCGCCTGCGGCTGATAAAGATAAGCGCCTGCGCATTTGCTTCGCACTCGTGCAGCACCGGCGTGTCCTGCGGACTCTTGTCCCGGTCAACGCCGGTTCTGTCCGCTCTCTGTGTGGAAACCCAATGCTCGATGCCGTTCTTGTGCCGCACAAAATGGACGGACACCCAGCTCTTCAGCCTGACCCACTGCCACGAAACCCTGATCCTTCGAATCGGGCTGTGCTCTGCCAGAAGAATGGTTTTCTTCCAGGCGTCCGTCGGGTAAGTTCCGCCGCCGTCCTTGCTGACGGTTGTCCTGGCGGCGCGCTTCACCTTGGGCCAGGAATCAATGTATTCAAACCAGCCGATCATTTTTCTCCTCCGTTCAGCTCCATAAATTTGTATCTCCGGGTTTTCGCTCAATCGGCTCCGTCACCAGAAGCGATGCGTCCCCGTAATGGATCGCGTTATGCGTGTTATGCGAAACACAGATCAGAAACTCCGGGTCAACCATACTCGCACGCGAACGAACGATATCCGTTTGTGTTATCGGGTTCATGTGGTGAATATAAATTTTACCGTGAATCTCATACCCGTCCTTCGCAAGGTCGCGCCCAAGGTCGCGGGTAATCACATAGTCGCGCACCGTTTTCCATTCTCGCGAATGATAGAATTGCTGGTTCAAATATCGGTCGAATCCGAATGTCTCGCTTCCCACCTGCCCGTTCAGCCTCAGATACTCGAACCGTTCCATAAATGTCGGAAGCCGAATGAGATCAGAATATGTCCTAATACTCGGGCTCGTCATCGTCGTCATCCGCTTCGTCCTCCAGCTCGTTGCTTCCGCTGTAGCGCTTCATTGCCTTGATGGCGTTCAAATATAGTTCCTCACTCTTCGCCTGCGCTTCAATCGCTTCCGTTTTTGCCCGCAGCAGAATGTTTTCGTTCTCCAGACGTTCGCGTTCCAAGCGCTCCCGCATGGAGCCCAGCCGAAGAAAATGCACTACCTCCTGGGAGGTCGCTGTGCCATTCCGCAGTCTCTGCTCTGCAAGGTCTGTCGCCAATGCAATCAGCTGTCCTTCCCGCGCTTCGGGCGTCAACGCCGGTCGCCCGATAAGGCGTTTCTCAGCCGCTGGTTCGTTTTTCGCTCGTCTCATGCCACCTTAACCTCCCTTCTCTTTACTTTTCTGGGGTTTAGAAGAACTTGCGGGCCGCTTTCATTCAATCGCTGAAAGGAGAA